ACGCGCCCCATGGCCCAGTTAAAGTGTGATGTCATGAAGCTGATTGATTCAGCAACAATGGGCGTAAGAGAGGTTCATATATGCACCGATTTCTTGAAGGACGAATTGAGGCCATTGGAGAAGGTCAAGGCAGTGAAGACTCGCATGATCTCCGGAACTGAATTGGATTATACAATAGCTGTGCGCATGTACTTCGGTTCATTTTGTGCGGCCATGTTGGCTAATCCTGTTATTTCAGGTATGGCTCCCGGTATTAACCACTATACCCAGTGGGGTAGCCTTGCGGAGAGACTACTTTCTAAGGGTGGGAAGGTCTTTGATGGAGACTTCTCGCGCTTTGATGCCAGTGAGCAACCATGGGTTCACAATGCAATCCTTGAAGTGATTCAGAAATGGTACAGACGATCACCGAACTACAGAGTTATTGATGAGGACGTGCGATACGTTCTTTGGCAGGATTTGATACATTCCATTCACATCACTGGATCTGGATGCATGGCTGACCAGATTGTACAGTGGCATAAGTCATTGCCAAGTGGACACCCTTTGACCACAGTGGTTAATTCCATGTACTCATTGCTAACCTTGACGGCATGTTATATTCACTTGACAGGTGATAGCACTGACATGTGGGATCATGCATTCATCAACACTTTCGGGGACGACAACGTCACTGGAGTGGACGATGTAATGTGTGAAAAATTCAACCAAGTCACTGTTGCTGATGCAATGATGGACTTGTTTGGATTGACATACACTGCAGGTGCGAAGGATGGCAAGCTAGTTCCGTATACCACCATTGACAAGATCACTTTCCTGAAGAGAGGATTTATTCCCGATGATTTGGGGGAACAGTCTGTTATAGGAGGAGCGCCATGTTTGGGTTGGGTTGGACCTCTGGCATTAGAGAGTTTCCTTTACACTCCCTATTTTTATAGGAGTAATAAGGGACCCTTGCTTGACGTCCAATCTAATTGTGAGATACTTCAGGGAGAATTGTCCTTGCATCCGAGGGACGTTTGGGAGAAGTACAACCCAAAGTTAGAGGCTTGGGCGCAGAAGAGAGGTGTGCCCCTTAAGTTTGGAAGCCGTGCATCTGCACGCGCGTACATCAAGACTCGTTTTGATGTATGGTT